CCCTGTCTACATCAGCTAACATAGCCAATAGGTTGTTACCTTCACTGGCTTGCCTCTTAGCTTTAACGCCATGGATATCTGGGTCCATCACTTGGTTAGTTAAGTGAGCATCATCGGAACCAATAACTTTAATAAGAGTTTCAATCATAGCCAAGCGGTAGAAGTATTCATCACCTAACTCATAACCAAGCGCACGAGCTTTCTCTTTGCGAGCGTATCGCTCGCCTGCTCTGCGTATGAATGTGCTGAATGCTTTGTATCCTTGCTTGCGTTCTATCTCATCCTCACGCATTAGGTATTCGGATACTTTATCTTTACGCTTCCATGCATATTCATTCATAGCCTGCTTAACATCTTCAAGCTCAACAAACCTGTGATATCTTTTTGCTATACCCCAAGCAATGGTGCTTGTTATGTCATTGATTGCAGACCAAATCTCATGGTCTTTATCTAGGTTAGTCAAGAGATTTCACCAGGTATTCAACAGACCTAAGCATTAATTTAATATCATCATTCAGTAAACCAAGAGCACGATTGTGATTAGAACAAAGCAAGCCACGCACCTTGCCAGTTGCATGGTCGTGGTCTATATCAAGAGCTCGCTTGCCTTCTGGTTTCTTGCCACAGATGTGGCAACCACCATCTTGTTCATCAAGCATACGTTCGTAATCTTCCACGCTAATTCCATACATACGGATGCGTGAGATACGTTGCTCTTCGTAAGTCTTATTCCGATTTCTTGGCATACTTAGCCCACACCCCACGCTGTACCATTAGTGCGATGATGGCGTAGTTAGCCAGGTCAACAAACGAATCTTCAAGAGATTCGTTCTTAGGTTTCTCTGACTTGGGACTGTAGATAAGATTCTTTAATCTCTCTATCTTGTCCGACATACGTACCATCAGCCCATTGGTTGCGCCACCTGGTGCATGCCAGATATTGAATGGACCATAATCAATTTGTTTCTTTACTAGAATTGCAAGCAATTCGTCGTAGATTTTTTGAGCATCCTCTTCGAATTGCAGGATGGTGGTATCTTCAGACAACGAGCTCCCTCTATTCATCCAGTGCGTTAATCAACTTAGTTAACGCTTGAGCTCCTTGGCTGACAATTATACTATTAACGTCACTATCAGGCGGTAGCGACACGCGGATGGCTTGAGGTATTGCATCAGATAAACGGCGGGCTAGTTCTTGTCCTGGGTTAGAACCATCCTCTTTGGCATCGTTATCGGTGGCTATAACCACACGACCAATGCCGTCAAAACAACGGCTAAAGTGAGGCTTCCAAGCATTAACGCCAGCCACAGCGACAGCAGGATGACCAGCAAGGGTAGCAGATATCGCATCAATCTCTCCTTCTACAATCAATACTTCATGGACTGCATGAAGGATAGCACTAACGTTATATAGGTGGTGCTTCTGACCAGTAGGAATCATATACTTTGGGTCGCCATCATCTATACGGCGGAACTTAAATCCAACTACACCTGACTCTGTTATGTATGGGATAGATAGGTGATGCTTCAACCTATCCTCATGACCAGGTGCAGGGTCAACCACATACCCAAGCTTAAATTGTTCGGCTCCATTAATGATGCCACGCTTCTCAAGGTATGCCTCAGCTGGTGAACCAGCAAGGTTTGCATGGTATGTATTAGCTGCCTTAGTCCAAAGGTCAATGAGCTTTTGATTTGGTTTCACTTCTTCTCCTGCCTATGCACAACAAATGGAGGAGCAGTATACACATCATTCTTGGCTGCTATCTGCATTGCTTTCTTCCAGTTAGCACCAGATGCGAGAGCACCTATGGCATAGGAAGACCCAGAACCTAAGCCATAGATGCCATCGTCGCGTAGGAAGACTGAGTATGTATCATCTACTTCATAGATGGTTCCATTCACAGCCATTAAAAATAAGAATTCATATTCATCTGTCTTATCATCGTGAACGAATCCGTTATCACGTAAGCATTCACGCATGTTGGGGATGACAGTTGTAATCATAAAATGATAGATGTCTTTTGTGTTAGCTGGTATAGCTGGTGGTTTCCATATGTGTTGGACTATGTCACAGGGTTGAGTAGTGCCAGCACCAGCGATTAGAAACTTACCGCGTTTAGTAATCTTAGTTACGATTGGATGTGAGTAAGGGCGACCCTTCTCAGTTGTAGTTCTACTATCGGCTGCAATCAAGCAGCCGTCTGGTTCTTGAATACCAATGATTGTTGTCATCGAACTGACCGCAATCTAGGTGGAGTCCAACGACTACTGGACTTACGTCCTCGTGTCGGAGCTGGGCTCTTCGACTCCTTACCTATGTTCTTCTCTGCCCATTTACGAGCGTCTGAGTATGTTAAGTTTTCACGAGCCATGACAATCTGTATACCAGCGCCACGTCCGCTGCATGCATAACATACCCAGACACCCTTCTCCGAATTAACCGAAGCAGACTTATGTGAGTCATCATGTACAGGACAAAAGATGGATTTGTCCCCACCTAACGGTAGGTCTAATCCGTAATGACGAAAGACTGCTTCAAGAAATTCGGGTTGGTTCATAACCTAATACCAATTCCTTTCCTGATGGAACCTGTACGCTTCGCACCAAGTGTCGTATCGATGTAGCACATACTTGTGTGCTTCCTCCGTTTGTTTGAGTAGTGACCACCCTGGTTTGCCCCAGAGTAATTGCCATACTCCACGTGCTCCACTCGACTTGTTGAAGGAGTCCACGTTGTATCGGCTCTCCTTGTATGCAATGCGAATTGCACACTGAGCCTCGCGCTTGTTGGTTGTGACTTGTGTTAGCACCAACTCCACTCGTTCCTTTTTGTCCGTGACTACGGACAACTTCTTCTCGAATGTAAGTTCTGGTGATAACGCTTGGGCTGGTGCTGCTATTGGCAACATTAATCCAAGCACTGTCACTATCACTAACCGCATAGTTACCTCTTTTCATTTTGTGAAACTCTGTCACAGCTTCACTGATGTCCATTGTAACCTGCCTGTTTAAGCAGATTCACCCAGAGTTCAGCAGGCATTACTGCATACGACTCTGAGATATTAGATGTGCCACGCTTTTTAATTAGCACAACGCCTGTTTCTGCATCCGCATGAATCATCTCATCTTCTAACTCTCTGAGATAACCAGGGATATCAATTCTTTTTTCATTCTTACATTCTATAACAACACCATCGATGCCATCAATGTCACCAACATCATCGTGTCTACCTGCCCCATACGCCCGCTCAGCACAGGGATAACCCATACTGATAAGCCACTTAACTACATCACGTTCGTATTGTGAGCCCTTGCGTTTGGATGGCGTGGTCATTAGAACTCAATCGAAATCCAAATTGGTCCAATGTCTAAATTAAATCCCCATCTATCAATACTGAATCCAACTGCAAACCTTCTTAAGCTATAGCCGATATGAAACCAAGTTGACTTAAATAGTTTTATTTCCACTGAGCTAAGTGCTTTCATGTGTAATCCTTTACTAGTATCTCTTGAATAATTATATTTCTTTTACGCCTAATACTTCTGCGTTCCATTGGGGTAGTCCCACCCCACATGCCATAAGCTTCGTGCCTTACAGCCCATTCCAGACATTCGTTCTTAACCACGCAACTGCCACATATCTTGCGTGAGTATGTATATATATCAGTACCACTTCCTCCTTCTTCTGGAAAGAAGAATTCGATACCAACTTCTCTACATAGCCCCCTGGTTAGGTCTGGGAATTTCATTTTGATTAGCCTTCCTCAACAACTTGGTTGTTGCCAATAGGTTTTCAATTGTTATTAAGTAACCCTTGCTTTTATTCGGGGGAATATCACAAGTTATTTCGTGACCAAAATTTCTTATTGCGTATCTTAGGCTTTCTGTTGGAAGCATGATAACCATATCTTCTAACACAAACGCCCAGTAATCAGCTTGAGTTACTGATAAACCAGACGGTTCCCAAGATTCGGATTTAAGATACCAGCATTCAATCTCAATGTAAACATTTCCAGTTTGATGCCACTTGCGGTCGCGCTTTACTTCAACAGTTTTACCATTGGTTAGAAGTTGTTCAACAAGTTTCTCTCCTTCATGACCGTATGAGAAATCTAAATCGAAACTTGATTTAGTTACTTCCATTGACTCAATGTCCTCGCTCTAAATAATTCCGTTGATGAGTTATACAAAGTCATCTTGCTAGCTTCTGCTGCTAACGTTATATACTCTTCAGCATTAGGGTCAGCTTTGCCATGACGATTCTTCACGACAGCCACACGATAAACATTGGATGCGCTATCCAGCGCCACAGATAAGACGAGTTCTGGTAGGGCTGCAACCTTGCCCATCAGAGCCTTACGTGGCGCTGGGTAGTTTGGCTTAGACATCTTCTCATTCTCCGACACATGGTGAAGAACGATGAAGGCAGTTTCATATTCACGAGCCATATAGTGGAACGCTGACATTGCATCACGCAATGCAGTCCACTCATTGTCGCTTGATGAAGCGACGTTCATTAAGTTATCAACATACACCGCCACAGGTGCAGCACCGTGCAGTTCAATCCACGCTTCGATTTCTTCCTCGATGTCTTGTAACGAGGGTGCTGGGTCGAAGGCAAACCGAACATGTCCTGCACCTTCAGCCAATGCATCTTCAAGAAGAACACTGGCTTCAGTATCCATGATTCTCTCAACGTCAGACACTTCTCTGTCCATAATGATTGCGCCTGCACGAGTCGCTATTGTTCTTGAATCAGAGTCCGCTGAGATATATAACGCTGGAACTTTGGAGGCGATGGCGTACCACAATGCAATCAGTGTCTTACCGCCACCTGGCTGACCTGCAATTAAATGCAGTTGAGCCTGACGGAAGGATACTTGGGCTGCGGTAAGTGCAGGAAGCACCTCTGGTAATTGCTTACCAGCAGGTGATTCCACACCGACTACTTGTAGTAGTGAACGCATTGTTACCCTTTAGTCCAGATAGTTTCTGCTTCAGTAACTCCTGGCTTAAATGGCTTTGGTCCCTTGGCTGGGTCAAACCAACCAACGTAAGCTTTACCAGCCTTGGATACGCCCTTCTTCTTGGCGTACTTGCCACGTCCATCTGGTAAGTCTGGGGCATCTGGATGTCCGTATGTCCATTCATTGCCGTACTTGTCTTTGACTACCTCAATTGATTGAGGTGTGGTTCCAGCAACTACTGGTTGTGGGTTAAGCCCAGCATCCTGCAGCATCTGGATTGCTTGTTCAGCATTAGGTGTGTATGCATTACCTGTTGGTCGATTAACCAACACAGCTTGCAGACTTTGTGCTTCACTGATTGCCTCAATAGCTGCATTCAGATTAGCTTTGAATTCAGCAATACTCATACCTCGAACGGTAAATAAGTCTTGCCCATTTAGTTTGCCAGTATATGAAAACGTAGATTCAGTCATCTACTTTTTCCTTTCCTTCCCCTTTGTTGTAGGTATTTGCAGAGGGAAATCTTTTGAGCCCATTGCTGGACACTTCTCTTGGAATGAACACATCTTACAGTTTTCTCCAACCGATGGTGGGAACCAACCTTTAGACACGGAGTCATTCATTGCGCCAAATACATAATCAAAGTAATCAATACTTAAATGCGATAAGTCAAACAGGTCATCGAGCTGACCTTGTCTTGTCATAAAGAATGCGCCGAACTTTGGGCGAATGCCGTATATCTTTTCGATACCGCTGGCATACAAGCCAGCTTGAATCATACCGAACGGTGTCCTAGCACCAGTCTTGAAGTCGACTATTACTAAGTCTTCCCCCACTTGGTAAATGACATCAATGACAAAGCGTACAGGTGTGCCTCCGAAATGCACACTTGCATCCCATTCGATGCCAGGACGACCGTCGGGCAGGGTGGCGATTTGCCAACCAGATTGAGCATACCACTTCTGATAAGCCTCAACCTGCTTGAGTCCATCGCTCTGCCAGAACGCTAGGTCTTCCCCATCTGGGCGAGCTACGGTCTTACGACCTGCAGTCTTCCAATCAGAACTGGGAACACCTGTTTGTTCTTCGGCAACTCTAACAGATTCATTAAATACTTCAAGCCATTTTTCAGTTAAACTCATCATCATCCTTCGGAGTGTAGTCTGGGTTATCTATGGGGGTAGGGGTAGTCATCGGCGACCCACAGGTCGCACAGAAGGAATCAGTAAACCACATAACAAGCTCATAGTCTTGGAAGATGGCACGGATAATTTGTATGTTGGAGCCACAGTTAATACACTCATTGCTGGGTATTCCCCGCTGGTCAATTAGATTCTTGCTGGGTTCTATAGAGCTCATGATTCAACCATTCCAGCATCGAGTGGACAGCCGAACCTGCAGCCAAATAAACAGCTGGTTTCTCTGGGACCATTGCGACTTTACTGAGGTAGTATTTCTGCGGGCAGGATTGCCAAGTAGAAAGCTGACTGTACGAACGATGTGGGGGTAGTTGATTCATATGACCAGTGTAATCTCTAACACGGACAAATCGGGTAAGACACGCCGTTTGTTTTTTAACCAAATCCGTGATAAGTTTGAGGGGTGGAGGGCGGGAAAGGCTCGCCACAGGGCGAGCCGATGAAAGATATAGAAGTATTCATAAAGAAAATAGAAGATGCGAAGACGCATCTTCCTGATGGGCATAAAGATAAAGAATGGATAGAAGGGTTTAACGCTGGTTTAGACTGGGCAATAAGGATTCTAAACAAAGATAAATCTGCGTATTAAAAACAAAAAGAAGGGGGAACCGTTTGGTTCCCCCTATCTCTTTGGCTCCCTACCATTCAGGCGGAGCAACTGCGAGCGCATCCAGCGTGGCTAAGTTGATGCACCCGACTGCTGGAATGGAAAGCGTATGCTGCAAACCCTTAAGCACTTCAGCCAGGGGAGCATCTAGCACATCATCTCCAGCTATATTCAGCGCCACTCGAACTTTTTCTACTAGTTCGTGACGCTCACCTGGTGATACCAGGGATATTAGTCTGTTCTGTTCCACTATGTAATCGGAACTTCTGTATCAATAGTCTGTAATTGAACCGTAACTATTCCACCGAATCCTGCTGCGAATGAGGGTGGAGAAGTCTGCTCAAATTGGATAGCACGGATTGTACAGACTCGTTCTTCTCCCGAAGAAAAGTCTTGGAATAGTACCGCGCCTCCATTTTGTTCAATGCGTTCCAAATAGTTAATGCGTTCCCATGGCGCGGATACTCTTGTAACTCCATTGGAATCGCGCTCCTCTTCATAGCATAGTAATGGGATAGTAAGTGTACGAGAACGAAGTGGTGCTGGTAAAGCACGACACTGCCATTCTTCTACAGTCGGACCAACTGTTGCACTGCTTGTGCTACGAGTTAAGGTCAATGTAATTTCAAAGTGGTCTGCTGGCTGTAAGCTTGCAGATAATTGGAAGTCGGTTGAACCACCTAGTGGGATAGATTCAATTCCTGAAGAAGTACCATCTTGGTCAGAAACAGAGAAACCAACAGTTCCTCCATTGCCATCTGTTCTTATTG